ACCTGAAAACCCTCTCAGCATTGATTATGACTTAGATGCGAACTCTTTCAAGAGAATGTGGGGTGACCTCGCTCCCACTAGTGTACCGTCGAAAGACAACCCTACTGCTCTGAAGGTTGGCTGGGGGGCTCATAGTAAGGAACTAATGCATATTGTTGGAGGTCTACGGCGCCTGAAAAGGCAAGTGCATAGTGACTCACCAGTTCATCAGAAACTCTTGGGTGGCACAGGCCTCCATAAATTATCTCTAGATGAGTTCTTCTATTCCCCCGATAGTCCTTTACAACAACATCTCCATGATGTTGCCCGAGAAGAGAGTAAGCCCTTGGAAGCATTACGAGCACAGCAGGTGTTACAGCATGTCATGTCTGGCTATAATAATGGTGATGCGCGACACCATACCTTAGTGAATCAAATGGTTGGTTATGTGGTAGGTAGTGATGACTACATCAAAGCCAGTGTGGACAGGAGTAGAGCAGATGGTCAAACTGACGCTTTCCAGCACTATGTGGAAGGAAAACCCGCCTCTTTGTTCAGAGACCCCATGCCTGAGGTGAACACTGAGTACCGGGAAGAAGTTCAACCTGCAGCCGGTGCAGAGGGTCCTGAATTGGTGTGAGGTTGAGATATGGTAGATAGAGCATCATTAGAGGCTATCGAGGAAATCGACTGGGAGATGGCCAAGAAGGACTTCAAGTTCTTCTTCGAGGAGATACTCGGGTGGCAGTTGGCTGACCATCACGCCAAGTGGTTCCACAACCTCAATACTCACAACAGGTATTGCGTGAAAGCATCTCGAGACCATGGGAAATCCACTTTGTTCCTCGGCTATCTCCTATGGAAGGTCATATTCACCCCCCGTTTGGACACTATGATTTTCAGTCACAGCCTAGACCAATCCATCAGGCACATGAGGGGTCTCAATGACCTCATCGACTCTAGCCCCATGCTAGCCAAGATGAAGGACAAGGATGCTTGGTCCAAGACCTTCTTCGGTTTCACCAATGGCTCTCGAATCAACGCGAAGTCGGTCGGTGGTGGTGTCAGAGGTGCTCACCCTGACCTGATACTGCTGGATGACATACTCTGGGGGACCACGGATACCGAACTGCAGCGTGTCGCTTCTTGGTTCTACGAGGTCCTAGTCCCCACGCTCCACCACACCTCGCAGTTGTGCGTAGTGGGCACCCCGTTCACACCCACTGACCTATACACCGAATTGGAGAGGAGGGATGGTTACCTAGTCGAGACCTACCCTGCTATCAATCAGGAGGGCGAACCGTTGTGGCCATGGCGCTGGTCCTTGGAGGCATTGGATGCCCGGAGGATGGACATGCCTGCCATAGCATTCACTCGTGAGTATCTCTGTGAGCCGATGGATGACATGTCCAGCCTTTTCCCCTCCACGGTCATCAATGCTTGCAAGGACCCCCACCTTACTCTCATCGAGAGGAGGCATGAGGATGATGACAGCCAGTACTTCATCGGCTGGGACCCTGCTATCTCCTCAGACAGGCAGGCTGACTACACTGTCATGCTAGTCTTACGCAGACCGTCTGATTCACCCGAGACTCTGGAAATCGTACATGTCGTGCGTAGGAAGGGCATGGATTTCAGGACTCAAATAATCGAGATACAGCGTCTGAACAACAAATTCCGCCCTGAGGTGATAGAGTTGGAGGCTAACCACTTCCAGCGTGTGTTCGCTACAGAACTGAGGGCGGATACCGACCTTCCCATCAAGACATTCATCAGTACGAAACAGCGACGTGAGAGCCTTCTTATGGGATTAGTGCTCCGCTTCGAGCGAGAGCAGGTTCGCTTACCGTGGGGGGACGATAGGTCCCGCGACCTCATCAGCAAGTTGGAGCACGAATTACTTATGTTTGGTATGAGCAAGGAAGGGAAGTTGGACAGCATTGCTCGCCACGATGACTTCGCCATAGCGCTCGCTCTGGGCAACTGGGCCACTACCGAGTTCCGTGAGCGCATCATCGACTTGGACTCATTGATGTCGGGGTTGATAGACTGACTTGGGGTAGCAATATCATAGGTGACGATTACGATGCCTACACTGATGAGTTGGATGCAGACCGCGCATGGGTCATCAAGCAACTGCAGCAGCATCCTGTATTCAAGAGTCAAGAGATAGCAGCCCCTTCTTTTGGTAGTGAGACCCCTGAAACAATAACTCCCGGCTCTTCTGCCGCTAGTGATAAATTGACACCCGAGGAAGAGGAAAAGAAGAGGAAGTTAAACGAAAAACTACTATCGGACCAGTTTGGTATGTCTGCCTCTGAATTAATCAAGGACTTGAGGATGAAGAGGAGGGTGCACAAGGAGTTCAGGGATGACATTGATGATGCCATCAAAGCCATACGTCTGGCTAAGGAAGAGGAGACTCACCGGGTACTGGACTCGTTCTCTTGGCTGGATGAGCATCTCCCTGCAGTGAAATCATTCAATCTCAGAGACAAGGACCTTCGAGCCTTGTCGCGTTTCGGTGATGTGCGTAAGGTATCACTATCACAGGCTTGTAATCAATGGTCTGTTGCTAACGACATTCTGACTAAACTGTCCAATGTGGAGGGAGACTTCACTGAGGTTCAGCAGAAGTTGTGGAACGACTCTCAGAAGATGAAGAAAGGTGCCCGGAAAATGTGGAAGAACACACTCCACCAGAGTGAGAAGTTGAGCAAGGCTGAACTCCTCTCCTTGGAGAAGGCTAGTTCACTTCTTGACTATCACGGCCCCATGGATAGTCGTACCATCCATACTCATATGACTGGAGATGATGGTAGGAGCAGAGGTGTGCCTTCAGTACAGCAGATAGGGGCTCTATTGAAGACCTACGGCCCTGAGTATGATATCTACAAGCACAAGAAGCACTGGGAGCGTCAAACTCTCGATAAGGATTTATTGATGAAGGACCCTTGGGCTTATGCTGCTGGTTTCCTAGACGCTGATGGGTATGTCACTATCAGTAAGAAGGGTGAGCCTCGAGCAGGCTTCGTCGCCACTGGTGAGAGAGGGCGGATACATTGCGAGAACCTCTACAAGATGGTAGGGTGTGGTGTTCTAGCATTGGACTTGAAAGTCCATAAGACCAGCAAGCGCAGTCAGCATCGCCTTCAGTTCTATAGCAAGGCTGACATCTCTAAATTATTGAAGGGGACCTTACCACACCTGCATCTCAAGAAGAATCAGGCTCGGTATGTATTAGAGCACCTCAATCTACGGGGCAAGGACGGTGATATCATCACCAAGCGCAGAGATGAGTTGTATCGCTTGGTGAAGTGGGAGAACTGGAAGGATGTTCAGGCAGAGGAGTTGCTCAATGAGTGGAATGTTGATGAACAAGAGGTTCTCTCGTGGGCTAGGCGTGACCCCGAGATGATAGTGAGTGAGGTGGTCTGATGGTCGAGGAGAAGGGCCCAGTCGCACGATTCGTGGAGCGTTTGACATCCACGTTCCGGCGTAAGACCACACCTGAGCCGATTATGCCTCTATGGAAGGCTGGGATACAAGAGCCTGTGCTCGTACAGGGTGTCAGCATACCTGCGTTGTATGCCACAGTCCAAGAGAGCATCATACTGAGAACCACTATCAATACACTGTGTCAGGAGATATTCAGGCGCGGTCATTACTGGAAGAAGAAGTTCCACTTCCAGTGCCAGAAGTGCGAGGAGGAGTACCAGCACGAGGTGCAGGAGTGTCAGTTATGTGGTAGTACTGAGTTTGACACCCCTGATGCAGACCAGATGATGTACCCACGCTGGCTCATCAAGCAGAGGAACGGCATGGACCAGTCATTCATGGACGTCCTTCGAGAGGTGGAATGGGACATGGATATCGTGGATGATGGGTTCTTCGTCTTGCTGAAGGAGTACTACATGAATCCTGATAGCAACCAGATTGAGTTCTTCCGTGTCAAGGAGATAGTGCGTGGTGACCCGACATTCATGCGTATAGTGGCAGATAAGAAGGGGGTCAGGGGTGGTCGCTTCCTAGTCTGCCCAGTCCATAGGGACAAGACCTTCCCCTTCGGTGGGGATGTCAAGAAGTGCGAGACGTGTGATTTGGAGTTGCAAGACGTCCACTTCATCAATACAGCGGGGTCTGGGAAGACCCAGTATTACATAGAGGGGGAGATAGTCCACATATCCAAGTACCAACCCTCGAAACTCTATGGTAGGAGTCCCGTCGCTACATTATGGCGACAGGCCATGACCCTCTCTGCCATGGACAACTACATGTATCTGGCATATCAGAAGAGGAGGATACCCAGAGGGGTCCTCGCTATCACCACTGACAACATCCAATCCACTGCATCCTTCTGGAAGGGCGCTGAGGAGAAGATGGAGCGTGACCCGAATTACATCCCCAAGGTAGGAATCGAATCCGCCACTGGTAGGGGTCGTGTCGAATTCGTGAGATTCATGGACTCTCTGGATGAGATGCAGTATGGTGCGGTTCGTGATGAACTGCGTATGAGAATCGCTGCTTTCTATGGTGTATCGAACATCTTCATGATGGATAGTGGTAAGGGTGGTGGCCTGAATAACGAGGGTATGCAGATTCTCGTCACCAACAGGGCAGTGGAGTTCGGGCAGAAACTCTACGCTCGTGACATATTCCCCCGTATATTCGGTGAAATGGGGGTGACAGATTGGGAGATGACGCTATACCCCAATGAGGAGGAGGACGATGTGACACGACTCAGAAGAGACGAGATGGAAGTGAACATCGCGCAGAGGATGGCGCAACTGGGCTTCAAGCCAGAACTGACTGAGGATGCTGGGAGGGACATACGCTTCTTCTACAAGCAACCTGACCAACAACAGCAGCAACCGCCGCAACAAGGAGGCGGTGGTCCACCGCCCGGAGGTCCACCCCCCGGAGGGCCCCCACCCGGTGGGCCACCCCCCGGAGCACCCCCACCTCAGATGCCACCGCAAGGGCCACCTCCTCAAATGCCACCGAGAGGCCCACCTCCAGCAGCAGGTGCCCCTCAACAACCACCTCCTAGAGCAGCACCTCCTGACATGAGGGGTTTGAGAGGCGCTCAAGTCAGAGGAGGCCCAGCCCCGCAGATGTTCCCCGGACAGATGCTTCGCTCAGAGGATGAGGTGGAGAAGGCACCTCTTAGTCTGGGGGCAGGTTCAGACTCTGAGGGTACAGGCCAAAGGGCTAGCGTGGCCGGTGTTGACAGTTCAACCGCAGCATCAGGTGCACCGAAGCCCAAGAAGAACCAGCGTGGGCATAAGAAGAGCCCGATAGAACAAGCGTTGGATTCAGTCCAAGAGGCTCAGGAAGTGGCGAGTGACCCTAGCAAGAAGACCAAGGACTCGAACTTGCCGGGATGAGAACTTTAATGAGGATGTAGGGGGTGCGCGAAGACATGTCGGACACGATTATCAAACTCGACCCCATGGTTAGGAAACTAGAAACCGCAGTGGGTGAGTTCAAGACCGCTTTGCAGAACAATGACCTAGTGGGAGCACAGCAGTTCCTCAGGTCGATAGCCCAGACCAGTGATTACCTCGCTTCGGATGTGACTTCCATATACAAGTCAGAAGTCGATGGAGAGAAGGCTCAAGGCGTCAATGACATATACGCTGGAGGTGTACCAGTGATGAATTTCAAGGACCAAGGCGCTATCGTCAAGGGCGAGAGGCCTATGGGTTACATCGGACCTGATGGAATCGCATCCAACTGGCAACCACAGAGTGGATTTGGACAGAGGGTTGATTGATGTCCAACGACGTCACCTCCCTAGTGGATGCTCTCATCACCAAGATGGAGCGCATGGATGGTGACATAGGCACTCTACAAGCCCAGAACATGGAACTACGCAAGATGGTCTCCAACCCAGACGCTCTCTTGCAGAAGGCTGGTTTCGTGAAGTTCGGCACCCCGTCCACTGAGGATGTGTGGGGTGACCCTCTCAGAGGGGAGAGGAACGAGGTAATCGAGAAGGCTGCCATAGCCATTGATGGTGTCATGGTAGGTGGAGACATGCCTAGTGACAATGCTGACTGGCATGAGATGGGATGGGATGAGATTCACGCGATGGCTAACGAGGCCGCGCAAGCAGAAGGAAGGCCGGTGGACGTATGAGACCAATGAAAGTAACAGCAGGGGAGAATGCCCCCGATGTCGATGAACTAATAGAGAAGGCGAACAGCATGGATGAGATGCTAACAAAGGTGGCCACTCTGACTGATGACTCACAGATGCGAAACATCACAGGCGTCGAAGAGGCTCGGATGAGCCATTACTGGACCAATCAGACACAGGTCGAAGAGGGTATAGAGTCAGTTTCTAACAGGGGTGCACACAGCGAGACCATCACTTTCGATGAGACGGCGAACCCGCATCAGACTGGTTCGACCCTATCAGCGCATCAGAACACTGCTGGTGGTGAGACTGTCATGAAGGCCCCACCAATGCCTCCCGACATGGGTGGCGGAGGCCCACCCGGAGGAGATATGGGTGGCGGAGGACCCGGTGACATGGACCTCGCTGCTCTACTAGGCGGTGCTGGTGGTGAGGGTGGCGATGACCTACCTGATGACCCGTTGGAACTAGGTAAGAAAATCGAGCAGATGGGCAAGAAGATACAGGATATACTCGGTGGAGGAATGGGTGACGACATGGGTGGCGCTCCTCCTCCCGGTGGTGATGATATGGGTGGCGAAGGCGGTCCAATGCCTATGGCACCCGGTATGTGATGAGGCGGTGGTGGTTGTGTGCGCGAGAATGCCCACGATTACTTCCTGAGTGCTAAGGCTCGCTATCAGAACTCTGGTGACATAGAAGACGCTGCAGAACTCTACTTCGCAGTGAAGAACATGGCCGAGCATGGCCATGAAGTGGAATGGGATGACACTCTGCAGAAGATGGATGCTGAATTAGAACAGGAATATGTTAATCTCCCTGACCCTAAAGGGAAGGGAGAGGTAGATGGTACTAGGGTCACTCAGGTACGAGTCTCTGCAAGAGATGCTGCACGAGCGATTAGGGCATACCCTGCACTCAATCCAGATGCTAGTCACAGTGAGACGGGTAGGGGTCTCCATCTCCCTGAAACTGAGGAGGATTCACGCCCTTGGATGTCATACGGTAAGTGGCGCAGTCACATAAGCGGGGCTGATACTGGGAGGGTGAATGCAGAGCCAGCGTGTTCTGACTTCCCCGGCGGGGAATATGAGAAACTAGTCCTCGAGAGGAGACCTAGACCACCCGGTATGGGTGCAGGTAAATCTAAGACTTACAGTCCTTATCAGGAGGCTGTTCAAAATCTGAACCACCCACTGGCGATGAAGGAGAACATAGGCGCTCTCAGGGAGTTGAGGGCTTCTCGACCTCGACCAATAACAGACCACAGCAAGCCGGACGAGTTCTCCTTGCAGGGTTGGTTTATTGAGACTGACAAGCACCCTAAGGTATATGACCATCTATTGGATTATTATCATCCAGACTCCCCCTTCTACGTCAAGAGCGAGACACATGGTGACCGACGCTTGGATAACCATGCTAAAGAAGTCATCAGTCAATCATTACCTAGTCGGACCTCCAAGGCTGCAGACCGTCCTGCTGTGAAGAACATGATTGATTCTGGCCAAGGCCTGTTCAATCTGGAAGATGATGATGACAGGGAGCGACTCAACCTCATGAGGGACAATGCTGGCATCTATGGTCCGGGCTTGGTAGGTCAGTGGGACGAGCAGACTAGGACTAGGCTCTATGAGTCCAGATATCAGAACTGGTTGAAGGCCTACAACCATATCTTCCCACGTTCGACAGTCACAGAGGGTGATTTGAGGAAGGTCTTCTTGGACCATCTAATGCTTGAGATAGATGGAGTCCCTAGTACTTACGAGAAAGGTGTTGGTCATGCTCCAGTCTGGGATTTACTCTATGATGCTCGTGGGGTCCCCAAATACGATTTACCGAAACCGGGATTGAAGAATGTTAGGGCTGGTTACAAGAGGATATCGTCAAACGAGGATTACTATCGGATGAGGGACCGTAAGAATGCGATGGGGTTAGAGGCACTGAGGTCTGGTTTGCTCATGGTCTCTCCGCAGATGGCAGACCGTTTGCTACTCGCTGACCAACAGCATAAATGGCTACAAGCCTTCCAGAGGTCACCCGCCAAAGTCAAGAAGTACATCCTAGGGCCTGAGTTTTGGAAGAAGGCGAAAGACGAGATTAGCCCTGAGTTGGCTGAAATGTTCCTCAGCGAGTTGATTGATGATGAGACTGGTGAGGAGAAGGTGCTTGATTTTCATGAGGCGACGACCCATGACGGTGAGAAGGCCCCTGCATTTCTCATTCCCGCTTTGGCCCGTTATATGGAGGGGCATCGTCTGGTGTTGAACACAGCCATGGCTAAGTTCATGTGTAACTCATTTGATACCCCACATGAGGCTGACCAGCCTCTCCTTCACCCTAGAGACTCCAACTTGACTAAGGAGTGCTTGTCTCATATGCTGAAGACCGCTGATTGGCAGGTTTTCGGAGGAGACCCTAAAGCGGAAGATGATGAGGATGATTGGGAGTATGGGAAACGGGAAGGAACAGGACCGCAGTCGAAGAGCCCTTCCCGTCAAGCCTTGCATAGGAAGTTGTATAGGAACTCCAATCATTATGACGAAGAGAATGGTCAGTATGATTGGGATACCTCCTACGACATACCACACGAGCCGTGGGGGAACCCATTAGAGACATTCCATGACTTGAACTCTTTCTTGCAAGAGGCTCATAGGAAGAAGATGATTAGCCCTGATGATTTGGTTAAGATGCTCATATACGCAGACTCCTTGCATGATGGTTCGAGGGCCTTCTCCATTAGGCATGGTACGAGGGACCGAGACTTCAGTTCCAAGCGTAGAGGCATGAACCTGAAGACTGCAACCCCCTTACTACATTCTGTGTGGGGGGTACCTGCCTCTAACAGGGACGCTACTAACTTGGAGGTTGAGCACGAGGCCACACCATTCGCCCCCACTCATAAAAGGCTCACCTCGCATGGTGGTCTGGCTTTCCATGCACAAGACGCCCATTGCGCCTTGGGTCAGAGGAATCGTCATGAGATGTTCCCCATCACTCCTGAGATGTACGGTATCACCGATTACAGACCCGTCCTACAACCATTCAACGAGGAGACTGGGAAGGGGGACCGTGACTATGAGAGATTCATCGACGGGTTAGGGAGGGAGGGCCTAGGTGGGGAATTCAAGCGAGCGCAAGACCCTAATCAAACATGGACCAAGGACGATTTCCTCGCTCGTCCTGACCTCTTCCCTACTCTGAGTCAATGGATAGCGAACAATTTCCCTTCCAAGGTTAAATCCAATACGTTCACTGAAAGGGACTTGGCTAGGGCTGATGCTGCAGGTGTGGGTTCTGCTGAGGACCTCAGGGGCTCAGAGTTAGCGAAGTGGCAGAGCATTACTGAGGAGGATATACTCAGGAACGTCCTCATCAACCACACACGAGACCTCTTGCTTGACATGACCCACAAGGAAGGTACCGTCATGGATGACAAGATATTGGGCTCCATGAGGGAACTCATGCTACAACAACTCCCTGACGAGGTAGCAGAAGGCTCTTTGGGGTGGTTACCAGCGAGTCCTGCTCACTTCTCCCAGTACGCTACTGTCATACCCCCTTGGGTAGCCGTCCACATAGCACTGTTGGAACACGTACTCCCACCCAGCCGTCGTATTGACCCTGACCATGATGGCCGTGGCAAGAACGCTAAGGAGAACATCGACAAGCGTTTGGCAAACATGGTAAGGCTGAAGAATGAGGATGCTGCACAGGGTGGGTTCACTAGTCGCTTCCAACAGGCAGTGGAAGCACCTACTCCTCGGATAGACCCACAAGGGTCAGTGAACCCTAAGGATAAGGACACTGACCCTACCTACAGCCCTCACTTCCACCCTTACTGGCAGGGAGTGGTACTCAACATGGCATCCATGTTCTACATTGGTCGACATGACACCATGCGTAATTCCTCGCTCTACCCCTTACTAGCCGCTCAGATGAGGCTCTCTAATGAGCATGGCCATGGTGTGAATGACCTAGGTGAGGGGGATGGTAGTGGTATGCCTCGACGTGGTGAGGGGGGTAAGACTTCACTATCTGCGTCTTTCCTGCATAGGAAGTTGGGACAGGCAGGCCAGACTCAGAATGAGGCGTGGTTGAAGGACTTCGAGGCGAAGCACGCTGCTAGCCTGTGGGGTCTTGGTGGTACTCCCCCATTGTCATATGGTCCCATACACGGAGATGACCATGATGGGAGGACAGTCCTGACAAGGCACTTGGGTAGTGACATGGACACGACTAATGACCCGTATCTAGAGATGGTACGCAAGATGAATATGAGGAGGACGTTAGCGGTCCCCGGCCACTTCACCGAACATAGGAGTCTCTACACTCCCAGTGGGACGATGAATGACCTGTTCGCCATGCTAGCGTCGAGGCAGAGCAAGGGTGGTGAGCATGAGACGGCACTAGGCAGGAAGTTCTCCCGAATAGATGACAGGTACGTCTCTGACCAAGCCGTTGGGCTACAACCTCATTGGAAGGACCTCCTTGCATCACCACAATTGAGTGGTACGGATAAACTAGGGCCTCATTGGTACAAGATGGAGCAATGGGGTGATGGTTGGACGCTACCTCTAGAAGTGATAAGTGCGTCACCATCCGATGACGGGACTGACATCTTTGGCCCAATCAACTTCCTTAGAGACCCTAGCCTCACGAAGCCATTGGAAGGTGGCTGGAGTAATCCAGCAGTCGCATCCCATGCCAATAATCCGGGGGATGTGAGGATGTTTGACATGAGTCTAGTAGGGCCGGGCGTGAAGCGTGGTGATTTACACTACATACCCATGAAGGATAGCGAATACGCCGCTCATGCCGAGGAGTGTCAATCATGCCTAGGGGAGGATTACCTACCTACTGGTTTCATGAACGGCGCTCATGCTAGTGAGGGTGCACCTCCTTGTGATGTCTGTCATGGTACACGCAGGCTCGGTTGGAAAGAGGATTTGGACCTTGACTCGAAGACAGCAGGTCAGTTGGTCAGCAGCAAGAATGCCAAAGCCAGCATGCTCTATGCCATGTTGCATAACAACCATGTGACTCTACCTGAGACTGGAGAGCAGGTTATCTCAGATTTCGATGAGAACGGGGAGAAGTGGGTGCTAGGTCCACATCCTGCTCAATTCGCCTCGGAGTGGGCTGATAATGCCATGTCCTTCGCACCGAATAGTAGCCTTGTCAGGAATGCGTTGACTACGTTGAATGAAGAAGCAGCCCATTCTGTCTTATCCGTTGCGAACCCACAGGCTGACAATGACCCTGATATCATGTATCGGAGTGGGGTGAAAGTAGGTGCCCACCATCTTTTCGTGCGTAACCACATGACTGCAGCCCACGCTCTGCGTACTGCATGGCCTATCTTAGAAGCATACTTCGCTAGTGAGACTCATCCAAACCAGCCCTTGAGCGAGGCTATAGAGACCTATCGTCAGAATCGCTTACAGATACATGACTGGGATGGGAGGGGTAGCCACAAGGCGTACAATGAAGATGTTAGAGCAAGGCGTGCTACTATCTATCTCCTACTCAAACAAGCCCATATGTTCATGTCTGGTGAGGATTCACCGACTAATCGGAAGATAGTCGAGACGTTATGGGATAGCGTGCGACAGGAGGGTGACCAAGAGCAGATTGATAACTGGAAGGATGTCTTCAGCAAGGCTGGGGTCAAGGTATTCGATGATGGCACATTCCATTATACCCCTTACGAAACCCACGCGCCTGTTGCTGCTTACAAGCATTCAGTGAAACAAGGGGCTGACACCCACCCATTGACTAGTTTCACTGCTATGGAGAACAAGGACCATGTACTGGGGAAGGACATCTTAGTTCGCTATCTCGCTAATAGTGACTCTGAGTTTTGCAATGCTCTAAAGGCAGAAGGTCATGACCCGAGAGACATTGAGGGCATACTCAGTACTCTGTATAATGAATTCCCCATGAAAAGCGCAGATGGTAATCACATCTATTCCAAGGAGAATTCCAAGGATAGATGGGGTAGAGGCCGTAGTGATATTGAGGACATTGAACATGCGACACAGCACGTGAAAAACGCACACCCTGATATGTGGTTCAGGGGTATCAAGGGCAAGACTGCACAGATAGACCCCGCAGCCAGAGAACAATACGGTCGTGGTAGTTTCATGTACCAAGACCAATTGTTAGAGCGAGGGCGTAACGCTCGCAGGGCTCTACATGCCATGGACTTCGCTAGAGAGAAGATGGGAGGGGTCGACCGTAATTCTATGTATCACACTTACAGTCCCCTCTTCAGGGCGATGCATCTCATCAAGAGAGATTTGGAGAGCAAGTATGACAAGAATGGCCGTAAGGCTTTCCCTGTTCATGACCACGCTTTGGAGCCTTTCATGGATGCTAAAGATGAAGACTCGCAAATGCAGGCTTTTATGCGGTTCTTCTTCGCACAGGGTCACTACTCTGACGTTCATTCGTATGGTGATACTGAAGTGCTAACTGGAGGACAACGCCCTCGGGTAGGCGCTCATCATAACGATGACTCTTCGGTACCATCGAAGGTGGATTTCAGTAGAGCGAAATTATCTAGTCATTTGTTCAACCCTTTGACCCTAAGGCATTTCGGGGTAGAATTACCTCCTTCAATTCAGGGTGATGGCACATTTGATACATTGCAGCAGAATCGCTATCTCGAATTCCACCCTGATGTCTTGAATGACATAGTGGGGATGCCTCTGGACCAGTCTGGGGGGAACAATTTTGAGCAGACGCCTGCTGCACAGGATACTGAGAGAGGTAATGATTTGCTGATACAAACCTCCATGGACGCTCTTACTGATACCGACTTGTTACTCAAGAGTGGGTCGAAGGACAAGGGGGACCCAGTCCCAGTGAAGGCCATGCATAGAATATTCAAGTTGGATGACTTGGAGTACTTCAAGGGCCTCTCTGGTGATTGGGTCGTCTCATCATGGCCTGTGGGTGAGAGACTCATCGTCACACGCAAGAGCAATCTCGTGAAGGCCAAGGATGCTTACAATGAGACTTACACCCTCTCGAACGAAGTGAAGAAGGATGTGAGGGCTGCTCATGATGCCAACTTCGTCATTGATTGCATATGGGATGGTGACGTCCTGCATATAGTGGACATCCTGAAGGCTGCCGATGAGGATATGGAGAACGAGCATACCAAGCATCGCATCAGGCATCTCCGTGCTAACTTCAATGCTACTGACAATGTGTCCATACCAGCACCTGTGAATACAAAGAGGGTTGACACAGAGGGTTTGAAGAGGTCAGTGAAGGACTTGTTCAAGGAGAAGGGAGTCAAGCAGGTCATGCTCCGTGACGCTGATTCCACTTACATGAAGGGTGAGACTAGACACCCGAAGTGGCTCCTCATGACTAAGGAGAAGCAGGTGGATGTCATAGTGCTTCAGGCTGACGGTGGTGCCACCTTGCTCGGAGTAGGTCCTCTAGTAGATGAGGATGCTAAGAAGATGGGCAATAGGGCTGTCAAGTACGACGGCTCCTATTACATGGATGTCGGCACCATTCCTAAATCTGGTTTGCAGCAAGGGAAGTTCATTACCGTCAAGACTTCCAACGTGGTCTGCAAGGCTAGAAACGGTCTCATGATATTCACGCTTCATGGTGCTAGGTATGTCCGTGACTCCGAGAGCCAAGCGGGTGACAGCCTCAAGACCTTGGAGTTGCTCAGTGGTGAGAATAGTGAGAACGTACCTCACAAACTGAGAGTCAGTAAGGGTAGTGTGCATCTCGAGTTCCCGATTGGCCATGTGGTGTATGACACCGAACCCTTCGGGCATTCCTTCATCGTGAAGTCTGTCGATGCGCCTAGCCCCTACATGGCTACGCTCGCTGAGTCACAAAGGGAGTACTGGGAGCCTCTCGCTGCTGTCTTCCTGAGAGCGGAGGTCGAAACCAAGAAGGCTAAGAAGGCCAATGTTGTACCAGAGCCACCAGCCAATCATGACAAGAAGCCGAAGAAGGTGCTGAAGCCATCAGAGAGGCTGCTCAAGGACCCAGTAGTAGCCAAGCAATTACTCGCTGCTGTGGAGATGCTAGACCAGATTGTCAAGGAGAAGGTGACATTCACTGGACCCAAAGGCCTAGGGATAGACTTCGCCACACCCGTAGAGTCACCATCAGGTCCCACAAGCAATACCGAGCCTTACAACCTACCTGACCATGACCCTGCTCATCGTCAAGAAAAGGGTGGTGATTGCTGGTGCGGGGCGAAGAAAGGACAGATGTGCGAACAGGGTACTGGGGTGAAGATTGACGTGTGCCCCAGATTTTCTCCTCCAGAGAAAGAAAAGAAGAAGAAACACATTAAAATCGACGTTTCGTAGTACTGATTTAAGTAGGATAACTATAGATTTCTCTGCCAATGCTCATGATGGAAGCGCCCATTGAGTCTCCGATATTGCTGAAGGCTAGGTCCAGCGACCTCGTCGTTGCAGGCTATGCTTCAGTGGAGATGATTGACAAGCAGGGTGACCTGATTACTAGGAATGCACTGAGGGACGCCTTCGGTAAATTCATGAAGAGTCCCGGTTTCAGGAACGTACAACTCGCACACTCCAATATACAGGTAGGGGAAGTCGTCCCTGACTACAAGGACACTGCCGGGCGCATGTGGAAGTCCGAGGTGGACGACACTGGTATGTTCGTAGTCATCAAACTACGTGATGACATAGAGAAGGCCCGAGAAGTGGCCGCAGAAATTCGCAAGGGGAACCTGAAGTCGTTCTCCATCGGTGGACAGGCTTTCGAGCGTGTCAATAAGAGCGATGGCACCAGAGGTGACTATCGTGAGATAAGCCGTATGGAGTTGCACGAAGTGACCATTTGCGAGAAGGGCATCAATCCCGAGGCCCAATTTAGAATCCTAAAGGAGGATAAAACAACAGGTGATACAATGACAGAAACCGAAAGTGAAACAATGAATGAATTGCATACTGTGCTGGACCGTTTGTCGAAGCGCTTGGATGATGCTGATGCAGAGGCGACCTTGAAGGCAGCCTCTGATGCAGAGAAATCTGAAGACAAAGAGGCAAAGGAAAAGGCAGAGGATGCTGAAAAGAATGAAGATAAAGAGGCGAAAGAGAAGTCTGAGAAGATGGACAAGTCTGACCTCGATGACGTGATTTCAACGGACTACCTGCAGTGGCTAGAAACCACTGTGAAGTCTGCTGGATACGACCCGACTGCGGCTAGGTCTGCTATCGACAACCACGAGGGCGTCGAGAAGGCTTACCTACAAGAGGGCAAGCACGGCTTTGACCACAGAGGTCAGGGTAGCATCGAGGGTGCTGGTGAGGATGATTCCAGCAAGAGGCCAAAGATGAACTTCGGGCCCGGTGCTACTGGGAACAAGGTCGTCATCAAGGCTGATGACTACATCTCTCCCGAGAACGTGACCACGACTCAACTCGAGGAAGCGTATCAGGTCTACAAGGCTGCAGCAATGGAGCAGCAGTTCAAGACTGACATCGGCAACGAGTTCTCCATGAGGTTCCAGAATGAACTAGCACAGGCAGAGAATGCAGAGGCTAAGGCTTCCTTCGACGCACGTGGACCTCTAGCAGACCTGCAGAAGGCAGTTCTAACCCTCTCTGAGAGGATTGAGAACGTATCAGTCGGAGGCGGAGAAACTATTACCAAGAGCGCGTCCGTCAACATGATGAGCGTACCTGAGACCCGAGAACTGGCAGAGATGTCATGGGACGATGTGCACCGAATGGCTGGCAAGGCACTTGGGGGTGAGAACTGATGGCACGTGATTACGTAAGGACAATCCAAGACATGGAGCGCTACTACTACGGTGGCTCTGCAACTACTGGATACACGTACAGCAGCGGAGACATCCTGAAGGCCGACGCACCAATGCTATCCACGACTGCTGGTACCTACCAAGCAATCTACGGACGCAAGGTGTGGTCGCAACTGAACCAAGAGTTCAATGCGTTTAGCCTTCTACCAAAGAAGCCTTGGGAGCGAAGTGGGTGGAGAATCATCACCGACAAGCCTTCGTTCAATGTCGGTGGTGGTCTGGCTGAAAACGCTACACTACCAGACACAACCAAGCCTTCCTTCCTACACGTGGCTTCCAAGCCCAAGACCATCGGACACGCCTTCGACCTGAGCGAAGTGTCCATGTTCCTTTCCGATAAGGATGACGGTCTAGGCGACGTGCGCCAAGTGCTCAAGGAAGAGATGGGGAAGCACCACGCTGACCACATCAACAGAATGCTTCTACAGGATGTCGAGACTCCAGCCGGAAACGACCTAGAGTCCCTCGACAGGCTAACGACTGACCCCACATCCGGTGTGATGACCAACTCCACTGGACACGTCAGCGCAATGACAGACCACGACCTATACTCAATTACCAGAGATGGTACTTCTGAGTGGCACACAGCCGAGGTCGATGTCTCATCTGCGGCTAACACGAACAGGAACCTAAGCCTGAACCAACTTGACGGGCTCTTCCAGAAGATTTGGAAGCGTGGTGGTAACCCCAAGGTCATGCTAACAGGGTACGATACCCTAATGCGTGTCCAGCAACTCCTACAGAGCCAGCAGAGGTTCATGG